TGATTATAGCAAACAAAGAATAAAAAAACTGTCAAAATATGTCGAAATATAAAAAAGGAGAAGTACATATGACTAATCAAGAAAGAATAAAAAAATACAAAGAAGAACACTGCTCAAGATGCAAAAATAAAACAAAGAACGATTGTGAAATAAGAGTTTTTCAAAATGGAGATGTAATATGTACAAAGTGTGTATATTATGAGCGAGAAAATTAACTATGCAAATTGCATGAAAAGAAAATGTGAGCAATGCAAGAATTATGATTATTGTTTTAGATATAGACCAGGAAGGAAGAAAAATAATGAAATTCAAAATAAACAACAGAGAATGGAAAATAATAGAAGTATCACAACAAGCAATAAAAAATAAACAAAATATAAGAAGAGCAAATGAAGAAGAAAATTTAAAATCAATAGATACAAGATATTATGGAATTACATATTGTGATGAACAAAAAATATACATAGATGAAGATTTGCCAAAAGATAGAAAGAAAGCAACATTAATTCATGAATTAGCACATTGCTATATAGACAATTATATAACACATTGTGATAAACAATACACAGAAGAAGATGTTGCAGACATAGTATCAAATTCTTATGATATTATTCATGAAATAGTAGAACAATATTTTGAGGCAGAGGAATAAATGCAAAAAATAATTATTTTTGATGAAATTTGACAGACTTTTCAAACAAAATATGATAAAATCCTTAAAAAGGGGAATAATATGGAATATAATATAACAACAGTAGAAAAAGCAAAAGAAACTTTGATAAAAATAAAAAATAATTGGCCAGGAATACAACTAGAAAATGTTGATTATTCAAAATTTCATTTTATTTTGGAACATATAACTACGAACATGGATAATTGTGAAAAAATAAAATTAAGAGGTTTAAAGACAATAAAAGAATTGATTGAAGAACCTGACAATGAATTTATAAAATTTTGCATTAATGAGAGTTGTAAGAGTAAAAATGAGATAGAAGAAGTTATTAAATATTATAAAAGATACAATAATAAAATATCTGCTTTTTTTTCATATGAAGATGGTAAAAAACAATATGAAAATAATTTAGAAAAATATCCAGAAATGTTTAGAAAAGAAAATTTTTGCTTAAATTCTAAAGCACTGAAAGAATGGAACGAAAAATCTAAGGCTTATAAAGTAATAGCAAAAGTAAAGTATGAAGAAATAAATTTTAATGTCATTCAAGAGAAAGATATTGCTATAAAATTAGCAGATAATCTAAGAAAAAAAATAAATAATGACGAAATAAAAGATTGTATAGTTGAAATTGAAAATACTATAAAACCTAATAGATTACTTATAGAAAAAATAAGATAAAAGAGGTTTACCAAAGTTAAACTCTATTTTTTTGGGGGATAGTTTCAGTAGACTCTTTTATTATAGAGAAAAAGCATGAATATGAATAAAAACATAAAGAAGGTGATTAGATGGCAAATGAAAAAAACTTAAAACCTGTACGAACCAAGGAAGAAGCAAGAAAAAGGGGTAGACAAGGTGGGATTAAATCTGGAATAGTAAGAGCACAGCGAAAAACATTAAGAGAAGAACTAATAACATTGCTAGAAACTAAAGTAGAAGATAAAACAATACAAGAAAAAATAAGTTTTTCACTTATTCAAGAAGCTTTAAGCGGAAATGTAAAAGCATTTGAAACTATTAGAGATACAATTGGAGAAAAGCCACAAGATAAGTTAAACATATCTGGAGAAGTTAATAATCCATTTTCAGGAATGACAACAGAAGAGTTGAGAAAGATATTAAATGAATAATAATATAAAAGAAGAATTAAAAAAACAAGCACGTTTGGAATTAGCCAGACGTGATTTTTTTGAATATTGTAAATTAACTGCACCAGATTTTTATAAAGAAGATAGACAATTCTTAAAAGATATGTGTCATGAATTACAAGATTTCTACGAAAGTGATGATAGAATTTGTGTAATAAACATGCCACCTAGACATGGAAAATCAAGAACAGCAGGAAAATTGGTTGAATGGGTATTTGGAAATAACAATAAAGAAAAAGTAATGACTGGTTCATATAATGAAATACTATCAACAACATTTGCAAAATCAGTAAGAGACACAATAGCATCAGAAAAAACAGAAGGAATAATAGTATATAATGACATATTTCCTAATACAAAAATTAAATTTGGCGAATCTAGTGCAAATAAATGGGCATTAGAAGGAAGTGGACAAGCCAATTATTTAGCAACATCACCAAAGGGAACTGCGACTGGTTTTGGTTGTACTTTAATGATAATAGATGACTTAATAAAGAATGTCGAAGAAGCATACAATGAAAATGTTCTACAGAAGCAAATAGACTGGTTTAATAATACAATGTTATCAAGAACAGAAACAGGATTTAAGTTAATAATTATTATGACTAGATGGTCTAGTAATGATTTAGCAGGGTATATATTAGAAAACTATGATAATGTAAGACATATAAATTATAAAGCAGTTCAAGAAGATGGCTCAATGCTATGTGAAGCAATATTAAACAAAGAAGATTATAAATTAAAAACTAAAAATATGAACAAAGATATTGTATATGCTAACTATCAACAAGAGCCAATAGATGTTAAAAATAGATTATATACAGCATTTAAAACATATGAAAAATTACCACCAGCACATTATATTATGAACTATACAGATACTGCTGACGAAGGCAATGATTATTTATGTTCAATAAATTATCAAATGTACAATGAAGAATATTACATATTAAATGTTATTTATACACAAGAGGCAATGGAAATAACAGAACCAGCAGTTGCAGAAATGCTGACAAAAGATAATGTAGGAAACGCAAATATAGAAAGCAATAATGGTGGTAGAGGATTCGCAAGAAATGTAATAACAAATTTAAGAAATTTAGGCAATAGACATACAAATGTTAGATGGTTTCATCAGGGAGAAAATAAAGTTGCAAGAATACTAAGTAATTCGACGGGAGTAATGAATAATATATATTTTCCTATAAATTGGGAAGATAGATGGCCTGAATTTTCCAAACACTTAAAACATTATGTAAGAACTGGAAAGAATGAACATGATGATGCTGAGGACTGTTTAACAGGAGTATATGAAAATCCAAAACCTAAAAATACAAATATGACAATGACTAATAAGTCTTTTATAAATATGTAACATCTACTAAAAAGTAGGTGTTTTTTTGATTGGAGGAAACAATGTTAAGATATAGTAAAGAAAAATTAGCAGAAGAAAGAAGTATAACAGATATATATTTTAAAGCACAAGAAGAATTAGATATAAGAAAAGAGTTATATGAGAAGTTCAGAAGAAAACTAACAGATGAAGAACTAGCAAGTCTAGATGATGAGGACATAAAAGTACCATTAGAAAGATATATATCAATCATGTCTGCTGGTTATTTTGGAGGAAAAGCACCGACATATAAGGTAAAAGCATTTAACAAAGATAAAGACAAAATAATCAAAGAACTATTTAATCATGAAACTAACGATGAACAAGAAATAAAAGAAATAGAAGAATTAATAAAACATATAGTTGATTATAATAATGATGGTTCACATTTTTTACATATGGTTTTAGATTATTTAGTAAAAAGAGCTTGTTATGAAATATATTATAAAGATGAAAAGACAGGAGAAATAACAATAACAAGAAGTGATGCATTAGAAACAGTGGCCATATGGGATTATTCATTACCTAAAAAATTAATAGGTATATATAGAATAATTCGTACATATATAGCAAATGGTGAATACCAACAAATGATAGAGTTAACAACAGTAGACGGAAAAAGATATTATTATGACACGCCTGAAAAAAGGAAAATATTTGGTACACCAGCATATGAACAACAGTTTAAAGACGAATCATTATTCAAAGAAAACAAAAAAGAAAAGAAACCAAGAATGTGGGATGATGATATACCAGCAACGGCAATAGAAAATTGTGATGGAATGGCAATATTTGAACCTGTAATAAGTTTAATAAAAGCATATGAAAGATGTATTCAAAATTCAAGAAATGTATTTAAGTATAATGATGAGGCAATATTAAAAGTTATAGGATATCAACCAGAAAATCCAATGATTATCCAAAATGAAAAAGGCGAAGATATCATAAATCCAGCAAGACAAAAAGAAGATGAATATGTATTAACAAGCAGAGTTAGATATTTAGACGGAAACAAAGATGTAAATAGCGACATAGCTTGGGTTGAAAAGAATGTAAATGATACAGCATTACAGAACCATAAAAAAACATTAATGGATATTATTTGTTTATGCTCATTCTGCCCTAATATGACAGACCTTGGATTTACATCAGCTGATAATAATTCAGCACTTGAAAAGAAATTTTTTAGCTTACAACAGTATATAGCAACATTCGAAGGCGATTTTCTTGAAGGATTAACAAGAAGATGGAGAATAATATTAGAAAAATTCAATAAAGAAAAGGGCAAAACTTATGATTTTAGAGATATTGAGATAAAACTAAATAGAAATTTACCTTCTGATAAAGCGACAGACATAACAAATGCATTGAAATTAAGAGGTTTATTACCAGATGAAACGGTTATAAATTTATTAAATCTTGATTTAGATGCAACAAGTGAATTAGCAAAAATGGATTTACAAAACGAAGAAAATATTCAGAAAAATCTAGAACAAATGCAAATAATGGGACAAGCAGAAATAGAACAAAACGATAAAGAAGATAAACAGGACAACAAAGCAACAGACTTAACAGAAACACAAAAAGCACAAAAATTAACAGCAGATAATAAGAAAGAACAAGAAAAAGCAGTTAATAAACAGATAAAAAAGGAGTAAAAATATGTTATTAATAAAAATTGCATGCATATCATTATTATCTTTTATGGCAGGAATAATGGAAGGATTTATACAAGAAATTACAGGGATAAATATATCAAGGTTTATATATATCATGCTTGGAATTTTTATTTGTTTAATATGGAAGGTATAGAAATATGAATATATGGAATTATCACGATGCAAAAATGCGAGAATTAAAACAACTATATAATAAAACATCAAAACAAACGCAAAATAGACTTCAAGAATTACTAGATACATTTAATTTTACATCAGAAAATATATATAATATAGCAGATAATAAAACCAAAAAAAGAATAAATAATTACATAGAGCAATGGAAAGAACAAAAACTACTAACAGGTTATTTTAAAGTATTAGCAAATAACATTTATGGAAGAACGCGAGTAAAGAATAGTGAAATATTAGAATTACTTATTTATAGTGCATACATAGAAGAACAAAACAAATTAGAAGAACAAGAAAAACAAATAATGTATGAAGATGCTAATTATTACTATGAACAAGGTCAACAAGAAGTAAATAAAAAGAAAAAGCCATCAATAATTCCGATGGCTTTATTTCTTGCATTATTAGACCAACCTAATTATAGTCGGACTAACTTGGAAGCAATATATTGAAACAACAATACAATATAATGCACAACAAATATATAAACAAGTAATTCTAAATACACAACAACAAAAAGACCTAAAAATCGATTCTAGCGAGTTTCAAACGATAATAAATAGACAAAATAATCAAAAGCTTAATATAAATAATGATAAAATATCAGGTGCAATGGACTTACAAATGATAGGATTAAATAATCTGTCAAAAGTGGATGGAATAAAATCAGTAGCGGGAGATAATGCAAAAGTTAGATTTATAGGAATTAGCGATGAAAGACAAACTCAAATGTGCAAAAGTTTAGATAATCAAGAATTTTACATACACGATTGGAATGAGTTTAAAAGATATAGCAAAACTAATGATAGTATAGTAAAATGTCGTTGCTTTGGGCTTGTTATTGGTTTAAATTGTCCTCCAATTGATGATGGATTTCATTTTTGCAGAAGCTATATTATGTATTTACCACCAATTGCAAAACAAGAAAAAACAGAGTATAATCTTGATATACCTAAAATAAGTAAAGATATTAAACAAGTTTTAATTAATACAAAATTAAATTCTAATGTAAAGAGGTTGTTTAATAAATATCTAACAAGCAACAATGCTAAAATAGATAACAACTTAAATGTTCCGATGCGATATAGTATTGATGATGATAGGATATATATAAATCCAAAACACCCAGACTTTAAATATTATGATTTGTCTGAAAGCTTAAGCCACGAAATTATACATATGATAGATATAAGAAATAATATATCTGATAAATTAAATATAGACAATGAATTAAGAAGAGCAAGATTACAAATAGATATGGATGAAGATAAGTATATAAAAATGTTGTCAAGTAGCAAATATGAAGATAATATGACATTAAGTGATATATTTTCTGCCATAACTAATGGAAAAATATCAGGAAACTATATGCATTCAAGTAAATACTGGATAGAGGATTCGGCAAGAATAGAAAAGGAACTTTCTGCCAATATAATGTCAGCTTATTTAAACAAAAATCAAGACACATTAAATATTATAGATTCAATAAATGGGTTAAAAGAAATAAAAGAAAAGGTAGTGAAATTATATAATGATTATACCAGATGAAATAAAAGAATTAATTCATAAATATATAGAGAAAAATGGCAAAAGACCATTAGGCTTTAATTGCGACGAATGGAATAGTTTTGCAGAGTATAAAGAATATTTAGAAAGAGAGTTAAACAAATGAAAATATATATAATTTTTGAAAACAATGAAGGGGAATATGACGATTATCAAGATTGGATAATAGAAACATATAAAGATAAAGAAAAAGCAGAAAAGAGATTTATAGAATTAGTAAAAACAAATCATTACAAAGAAGATAGAACGATAAGAGATGTAAAATACAACGAAAACATAGGAGCTTACAGAATAGAAGAACATGAAATAATTGAATAAATATTTTTCAAGCACTTACTAGAAAGTAGGTGCTTTTATTATGGAAAGAAGGTGAAAAAATGAACGATAGAGCAAAATATTTAGCAGTAGATGAAGAAAAAAATAACAGAATACAACATATAAGAGAATGTTTCTCAATTATCTATGATGAAATTGATTTAAAGTGTAAGCCAAGTAGAGAAACATCACTTGCATTAACAAAATTGGAAGAGGCTCAATTTTGGGCTATAAAAGGAATAACAAGGGAGGAAAAATAATATGTGGTTATTAGTTTTAATATTAAGTATTAAATTACAAATGCCAACTTGGTATTGGATTATATTTACTATAATTACAATATTTAGACCATTGATAGGAATGTTTAAATATAAGTTTAATGAAAACTTTTTTGAAGAATACGGAAATAAATAAGTTATTAACATTTTATAATTATAAATTTTAGACGTAGACGTACGTCTATTTTTTATGCCCTAGATATGGCTTTAAACTGTCTATTTTTGTATGGTTAGACTTCCGTAAAAAGTCAAATAGTTTGGTTATAACAACCGTAAAAGTTAAGGAGGAAATTCGTTATGGAAGGTAATGAAGAAGTAAAAACAAATATGGAATCTACTGCCGAGAGTGTAGAAAAAGTTGAAACATCAAACGTAGAAGAAAATAAAGAAAAAACTTTTACAAGAGATGAAGTAAATAAAATGATTAATGCTGAAAAGCAAAAGGAAAGACAAGCAATTTTAGAAGAAATGGAAGCTAAAAAAGCAGAAGCGGATAAACTTGCAAAAATGGATGAAGACCAAAAAAAGTCTTATGAATTAGAGCAAGAAAGATCTAGAGCAAATAAAGCTGAAAATGAACTAAATGCTTATAAACTAAAAGACGAAACAATTCGTCAAGCAAGTCAAAGAGGTATCTCATTAGGATACATAGAAACTATTGATTTTTCAAGAGAAACTGCTGAAAGTATCAATTCAAAATTAGATATATTTGAAAAAGTATCAAAAGCAGATAGAGAAAAAGCAATAAGTGAGTATTCTAAAGAGCCAGCACCACAAACAGGAGAAAGGGTAACTCAAAAAGATATAAGTCAAATGAGTTATACAGAATTGGCTGAATATCTAAATAAACACCCAGAAGTAAATTTATAAAAAGGAAGGTAATAAAAAATGGGAAAATTTGATTCAAAAAGTTTTAACGAAAAAGCATTTAAGTATTCAGTAGATAGAATACCAAATTTAAAAACAAACGAGTTAAAGAAATCAAGAGCTTTAACAGGAAATGAAGATATTAGAAAAGTATTTGCTGACGAAGATGGTACAGCATATGCAAGAATTGCTATGCGTGGACTATTAGAAGGCGATGCAGTAAATTATGATGGACAAACAGATATAACAGCAACATCAACAAAAACATTTGAAAGAGGTGTTGTAGTTGTTGGTAGAGCAAAAGGATTTGTAGAAAAAGATTTTTCTTATGATGTAACAGGTGGAAAAGACTTTATGCAAAATGTTGCAGAACAAATAGCAGATTATAAGGATGGGCTAGACCAAGATACAATATTAGCAGTATTAAAAGGAATATTCTCAATGACAGGTGCTAAAAACTTAGAATTTGTAAATAAACACACAACAGAAGTAAAAGGAAATATTCAAGCAACAACATTAAATACAGCTACAAACAAAGCATGTGGAGCAAATAAAAAGAAATTTGCTTTAGTATTTATGCATTCAGATGTTGCAACAAATATTGAAAACTTAAATTTATTAGAACACTTGAAATATACTGACAAAGATGGCATAACAAGAGAATTAGATTTAGGAACATGGAATGGTAAACTAGTAGTAATTGATGATGATATGCCAACAAAAGAAGTTGAAGCAACATATGTAAAAACAGCTGATAAAGCTATTGTAGCTGGAAAAACATATTATACAAAATCTGGAACAAAATATACAGCAGTTTCTAATCCAGTTGAAGGAAGCATCGGAGACTATTATGAAGTATCAGATGAAGCACATACAGAATATATAACATATATATTAGGTATTGGAGCTATTGATTTTGAAGATGTTGGTGTAAAGGTACCTTATGAAATGGATAGAAATCCTTCAAAAAACGGTGGACAAGATACTTTATATATTAGACAAAGAAAAGTATTTGCACCATTTGGAATCTCATATGAAAAGAAATCACAAGTTTCATTATCACCAACAGATAAAGAACTTGAGGATGGTTCTAACTGGGATTTAGTAAATTCTGGTGAAGCATCTGAAGAAGATAGAAGTTATATAAATCACAAAGCTATTCCAATTGCAAGAATAATTTCAAGAGGATAGTAGAAAGGGGCAATAGATGTTAGAACAAATAAAAAAGAGATTAGGAGCAAATTATATTGAAAATACAGATAATATAATACAAGACATCATAGTAGATATGACTTTTATTGCCTGTGATGCTTCTAATCGTAAAGAAACTGATAAAAAGTTATTTCCATACATAAAAAAAGCCGTTATATCTGAATACAATGCAAGAGGCTCAGAAGGACTATTAAGTCGTAATGAAGGTTCTATTTCGAGTTCATTTAATGATATAGAGAAAAAACTAAGAATAGATGCAGCTTCAATAAGGATATTCAAGTAATGCTATTACGAGATTTAACAAAAGTATATATATCAGAATATGAAGAAATAGAAGACCATGGAGAAGTCTCAAAAGTATGGAAATATAAAGGCATAGCTTGGTTAAATATGCAACAAGATGTTAATGAACTAGATAGAAAGTCTACTGGTGAAGTTGATTATAGTACATATAAAGGTCGTACGACAAGAGATTATGATATACAAAAAGGCAATGGAATATCATTTGAAGATGTCTCAAAATCAGAGGAGTTTAAACCTCAATATAAAGTAACTGATAAAAATAAAATTGGAAGTACTTATGTATATATATGTGAGAAGGTGCAAGAATGATAAGTTTTAATTGTAATTTTAAAGTGAAACATAATTTCAAGAATATAAATGCTCTAATTCAAAAATTACCACAAACTGCAAGAGTAATTTCAAAAGATATATTAGAAAATATTAGAGGTTATGCTATAAGATTGGAAAAAGGTCACAACGAAAATGGAATATTAGTAGAGATGATTGATATGTCTACAAAAGAAGTAAAAGGAAGGGTCTATGCTGACCCTTCTAAATTTATGACTGAAAATGGACAATCATATTTATGGTTTGAATATTTTGGAACAGGGCAATATGCGGAACAAGAGCACATAGGAAAAACAAAACATTTTATTGAGTCAGGATATACAGAATGGTATATCCCTGTAAATAAAGTGGGGAGGTCGTTGAGCTATCCAATAGTAACTATTAATAAACAACAATTTTATGTAGCAGTAGGTTCAAAAGCTAATCATTTTATAGGGGATGCAGAGTTTGAAAGCAGAAATGAAAATACAGAAATAGCAAAGAAAAGATTAGATGAAATGTTAAAGGAGGTATGTAAATGAAAGATTTAAGTGAATTAGAGTTTAGTGATTTAGTATATGAAAAGCTAGAACCATTAAAGTATAAACAAATATTAACAAATCCAACGACAACAAGTAAATTTCCTTGCCTAGAATTACATACACCTTTAAAATCTGTGAATAAAACGGAAAATGCATTTCCAATTCAATCAACATTCCAAATATCAATAACTTGTTGGAATGAAAAGCAACGTCAAGCCATGCAAATGACAGATGAAGTTGATACAAAACTTCAAGAATATAATTTTATAAGGACAAATACCAGCCCTGCAATGTATGATCCTATATTGCAAAAATACGGTATAACAATAACATTTGAGGTTCGTTATAATTCAATAACGGCCTCTTTTAATTTTATAAGATAATAGGAGGAATTTTAAATGGACCCAAAAACAAGTACAATGACAAAATTGTTTCATGCAGATACATTAGAAGACTTAAAAACACAGGCTAAAAGAAAACAAATAGCTTTTGTACAAAGTATACCAGAATTTTTAAAAGCACCAGAAGGAGTGACTTATAGTGCTTTAGATATTCCGGATGAAAGAATGGCAGAAGGAAGACAGAAAGCAGAAAATCTAGAAATAGAAATATTATTTAAAGAAGACCAATATGATGAATTAAAAGCACTACAAACTGCAAAAACAAATGGCTATTGGGCAATCCAATTACCAGAAAGCACAGCTTCAGAGGCAGGAAAACCATTAACATGGTACTTTACTGGAACATGTTATGTTGGAATGAGTGAAATTGCTATAGATGATATGTTAAAATCAAAATTAACAATTTATAGAAGCTCAGAAATACAAGAAAGTAAAGGCTTTCCCACAACTTAGTTCTACATTAAGTGCTAGGAGTAGAACAAGAAAAGTTGCTAGCACAATAGAAGAAAATAATGAGAAGGCAGAATAAGCCTTCTCTCTTTTGCAAAGGAGAGAAAATAAAATGATTATAGAAACAAAAAATAAAACAATTAATTTAGTACTAAAAACACGAAAAATAGTAGACATAGCTAATCTACTAAAAAATAAAAATTTTGAAGAAGCCTTCACAAGAGCATATTCAATATGTGATAGAGAAGCTTTGTCAAAAATAATATTCAAATTGGCAGAAAACGAGGATGGCAAAAGTACATTTATGACATCAAATGAAGTATATGACTTTATGGATGATTGTAGACTAGAAGGAATAACTGCGAATGATTTATATGAAAAGATTGCAGAGGCATTGAATGATGAGGGTTTTTTCAAAAAGAAAATGAGCAAGAAAGAATTAAAAGAAATGACCTCAAATCCTTTATCAACAATGAATATGAACGATTTAGTTCAAAAGTCAGCAGAAAGTGCAATGAGCAAAATAGCAGAAAAACAACTTCAAGAACAAGGATTTCAAGGTTACGAGGCTTAAATGATATAATAGAAAAAATAAAAACAGCTCATAATTTAGTTGAGTTAATATATTCAATAGAATCTCTAGCGTATTACTTTGATATAAAACCACATGAGTTTTGGAATAGCAGATACTCAGAAATAAATACATATTGTCAAATACATCTTGTAAAAATAATTGATGAATTAAAAAGTGAAATTAATTTGCAAGAAGCGGTTACTAATAAACTTATAAGAGCAGATAGTATGAGCAGAAACCCTAAAATAGTACCAATTAGAGATAATTATAAAGAACTATTTAAGGAAGAGGAACAACAGGTACAATCTCCAGAAGAAATTATAAGAAGAATGAGAAGAATAATGAAAACAGAAAAAAATTAAAAAAATTATACTTTTCGACAAAATTCGACTTAAAAATCCAACTAAAAGTGATATACTTTTATTTATAATAAAATAAAAGGAGGAAATTTATTATGGAAGAGAGGAAAAAGAGTGGATTTGGAACTGCTGGTTTAGTATTAGGAATTATAGGAGTGTGTACTTCATTTATTCCAATAGTAAATAATGTATCATTTGTTTTAGGGTTAATAGGAGGAATTTTAGCAATAGTATCATTAATTAAAAAAGCCAGCAAAGGACAAGCTATTGCAGGTGTTATTTTGTGCGTACTAGCAATGGTAATTACAATTAATTCTCAAAAAGCTTTATCAGATAGCTTAAATGAAGTTAGTGCTAATTTAGATAAGGCAACAGGAAGCAGTACAGAAGAAGTTTTAGCTAATGATGTAGATGCACAACTAGGAAATTTTGAAGTGACTAATGGAAGTTATGGAACAAAGGATACAAAGTTGACAGTTAAAGTAACAAACAAAACTTCAGAAACAAAATCTTTTAACTTACATATAGAAGCAGTAGATGAATCAGGAGCAAGAATCAATGAAGATTATGTTTATGCAAATGACTTAGCAGCAGGACAAAGTCAAAGTTTTGATATATTTACATATGTATCATCAGACAAATTAAACGCAATGCAAAATGCAACTTTTAAAATTGTAGAAGCATCAATGTATTAAAGGAGAAGTAAAAATGGAAGTACATTCTAAAGAGACAACAAAAGCTATATATAAAAGATGGTGGTTTATTGTTTTAATGGTAATTATATCAATACCAATAATAATTTTTGAAATAGCTTGCATAGCAGTAGCTCCGTCTATATTAGTATTGGAACTTATTCTAGCACTATTGATATATGTACTTGTAAAAGCAGTAAAAAGAGAGAAAAAACGAAAAGAATTAAAATTGCAAAAAGAAAGAAATTTGATTCAACAGGGATTTAAAAAATTATGTGACAATTTTTATATTAATGAAGAAGAACATAAATTAAAAATCTTAGATACAGTATATGGATTTTCTCAAATTTTGGACTGTGAATTAATAGAAGGCGGAACTTCAATATCAAATACTGTTGGAAATAGTAAAATTAAAGGTTCAAAAAAGATGAAAACGAATTATACAACGTTCCAAACAAATTTATGTACAACACTTTCATTAAATATAACGACAACAGATATAAACAATCCAAGAATTATATTTAATTGTAAATATGGTAAAAGAAGTATTTTGAAAGATAGTAAAAAATATAAAGAATATATGAATAATGCACAAAATATAATATCAACATTAAAAATTATTATATCTCAGAATAATGAAAAGTATATAGAGACAGGAACTATAACAAAAGTAGAACATAAATATATAACAGAAGAGAATGCAAGTATTCAAATTGAAAGGTTATCTAAATTGTACAAAGATGGAATCCTGACAGATTATGAATTTGCAATGAAGAAAAAAGAATTATTGGATAAAATAAAATAAAACACTTACTTAGGTAGGTGTTTTTTATTTGGAAAATATGAAAGGAGGAATGACTTATTACAGTAGAGGAAATAGAGATAGTAGTAACTGCAAAAGTAGAAGAAGCATTAAAAGAATTTGAAAAAATGTTACCTGCAATAAAAGAAAAAATGAAACAAGTTCAAGAGGCTTTTTCAAAAGTAGACACAAAGACAATGACAAGCAAATTACATCAAGCAGTTAACTTTATGAAAAAGAAGATGCAGGACTTAAAAAAGAGTTCTGAAAACAACAAAATAGCAATTAAAGTTAATAACAAAGATGCACAAAAACAAATAACACAAATTGAAAAAGAAATCGATAGTCTACAAAAGAAAATAACTGGTCGACAGTTAAAGCTAGATGTTACAAACAATGCTTTGGATAAGATAAGAAACGACACAAATCAGTCTGTAATTAAAGAAATGCCAGAGGCTGGAAATAAACAAATAAAAGCAGAAACATATAAAAAATTAGACAATAATGCAAGTTATCAAAGTTTAGTAAAGCAAAGCGATAAATTAAATAGTGAAATTGAAAAATATAATGCATTATTAAATAGTGCAAAATCTAAAATGGCAGAATTAGGACAACAGATCTCTAAAACTTCAACTACTCAAAATAAATTGAGTAGTTTTTTTGGAGCTTTTAAGCAAAAAATAGAACAAGTAAAGCCTAGTTTGAATGGTGCAAAAAATACTTTTAGTAAAATGCCAAGTATTGGTCAAAATTTATCAAAGATAACTCAAAGTGTGACAGGACATATAAGAAATATGGGTGGAGGCTTAAAAAATGGGCTTGGACATATTTTAAAATATGCTGGTGCACTTTTTTCATTACAAAGTATTTATAGCACATTAAGTGGTTGTGCTCAAAGTTGGTTATCTAGCCAAAATGCAGGAGCAAAGCAATTATCAGCTAATATTGATTATATGAAATATGCAATGGGCTCAGCTTTTGCACCTGTAATACAGTATGTAACAGGACTGATATATCAACTAATGAAAGCTATACAATCTGTTGTTTATGCATTATTTAGAGTAAATATATTTGCAAAAGCAAGTGCAAGTTCATATACAAGTATGGCAGGGAGTGCGAAAAAAGCAAAAAATGAAACAAAACAGTTAGCAGGAATACATGACGAAATTAACAATGTGCAATCTAATGATAATTCTAGCAGCGGAAGCAGTGGAAGTACATCACCTAGTTTTGACTTATCTGGAATAGATAATCAAATGTCTCCATTTGCTCAAAAATTATTTGACTTTTTTAGACCACTTGTCGATAGTTGGAATAAATACGGATCTACTTTGGTAGAACAAATAAAGACAACAGTGGGACAGGTAACAAGTTTAATATCAGCTGTATGGGGGAGTTTTGAAAAAATAATTACGAATGGAACTGTATACAAATCATTAGAATTAATTTTAGCAATTATAGGCAATATAGCAGAGGCATTTGCAAATGCATGGAATTATAACGGTAATGGAGATGCAATAGTACAGAATTTAGCAAATGCATTTAATAATCTATTAACAGCAATAAACAATGTAGTGCAAAGTGAAGGATTTCAAAATTGGTTAAATGATTGTTCGGAGAAATTCAAAGTGATATCAGAAAAAATATCTGAGATAAACTGGCAACCATTAATTGATGCGTTATTCAGTATAGGAGAAAGCATAGGCACAGTTGCTTTGGATGTTTTAAGTGGATTGGTAGATGTATTTAAATGGGTAGCAGAGAATCCCAATGTAATTGAAGTATTGACGGGGATTGCTATTGCTATAAAGTTAATAAGCGTTGCAGTAGGAATTTGGAATACAGTGCAAATGGTATGGAATGCGTTGATGTCACCGGTAACATTAACAATAATGTTAATTGTTGGTGCCATTGTAGCACTAATTGCAATTGTCATGGCTGTGATAGAAGTGATAAAAAATTGGGGAACTATTTCGGAATGGCTAAGTAACAAGTTCACGGAAGCAAAGGAAGCAATAACAAAAGCTTTTCAAAATATAGGAAAATGGTTTGCAGATAGATGGAATGACATATGTAATGCATTTAGTAATGTAGGAAAATGGTTTTCGGATACATTTAATAGTGCAGTACAAGGAATAAAGAATGCCTTTAGTTCAGTAGGGGCTTTCTTTAAGGGAGTATGGCAAGGAATTTGCAATGTATTTGGGAATGTGGCCAATTGGTTTGGAAACATATTTGGAAAAGCATGGCAAGCAGTAAAAAATGTATTTAGTTCTGGAGGACGTGTTTTTGATGGAATAAAAGAAGGAATACTTAATGGATTAAAAGCTATTGTAAATGCAATAATAAATGGAATTAATAAAGTAGTAGCCATACCATTTAATGGATTAAATGCAGCCTTAAGAGCAATAAAAAACGTAAATATCATGGGGTTAAGTCCATTTGGATGGATATCTACCATATCAGTTCCACAAATACCAAGATTAGCTAAAGGTGGCGTATTAACAGAGGCAACAACAGTATTGGCGGGGGAATACTCTGGAGCTAAAGCTAACCCAGAAATTGTAACACCACAAAACATAATGAGAGATACGTTTGAAGACGTATTATCAGACTTTAACAATAGTAATGGACAGCCATTACATGTAACAATACAATACTTAGGAAGAGAAATATTTGACGATACAATAGATTATATAAACTCAAAAACTAGAAGAACTGGTAAAAATACAATAGTAACGGTAGGTGATTAAAATGTTATGGAGAGAACATGGGAAAACAGAAAATTTACCAACCCCCTCATCATACAGTGCTGATATAGAAGACACAGACAACGATAGTTATACAAGTAAAAAAACAGGAGCATTGATAGACAATCCCATAGCAGTAGGAATGTTAAAACTTTCTATGGCATGGGATTTAAATTCAGAAGAAGAAGCAGAGAATCTCATGCAAAAAACATATAAAAATCCATTGGTACTAGATATAAAAGTACCAGTTATAAATGGTGGATTTTTGGAGGGGGTAAAATTTAGAGTTTCAAAAAGAAAAGTAGAAATGATAGACACAGAATTAAGTAAGAGTACTTCCAAAACAAGATGGAAGTGCTCTTTTAATTTGATGCAAAAAGAATTAACAGATGCACAAAAAACAGCTGTGAAGAACTCAAATTCTTAGGAGGTTATGAATGTATAATACAACTCAAAATTACAAAGATAAAATATTAAGCGATTCAACACAACATGAATTAAATATATATATTGATAACAATAAGATTGAACCAAATCATATTATAGATTTCAAGACTACATTAGAATTATTCAATAACAATGAGTTTTGCTTAGGTTGTACTCCTGAAATAGATATTGAATTTGAGATAGATAAAAAGGACTTACCTGAGACTTATAATGAGGTATATGTTGAAAGTGGATTAGAAGATGAAATAATACCTGTTGGAAAGTTTACAATTCAATCAATAGAAGATGACGAATTTAAGGTTAAAATAAAAGCCACAGATTATATGAAAAAATTTGAAGATAATAAATATGATGGAAGTAATTTAATATATCCGAAAACAATACTAGAAGTATTACAAGATATATGTACTAAGATAGGAGTAGAACTAGGTTCTACTTCTTTTCTTAATGATGATAAGCAGATAGCAGTATATGATAATACAGTAGCAGCCCGAACATATATAGGTTATATAGCAGAACAAGCAGAAGGATTTGCTGTAATAGGCAGAGATGGAAAATTATATATAAAAACCTTTGGAGAAGATAGTGTTGATTTTGATATTAATTTGTTTGGCGACTTTACTTGGGGAGATAAATTAAAGATAAGTAGAGTTTCTTATGAAGATGGAATACGAAATTATAAATTTGGAGATGAAACACAAGCAACAGCATTTATTGACCAAAACAATATGTATATAGTTGATAGTGAACAAGTAGAGAATATTTATAATCAAATCAAAGGTTTTGAAGTATATGCATTTGAGGGGGAGACAATAATAGACCCAGCATATGATATTGGGGATATTCTAATAATTGATGATAAAAAAGTTTTATATCAAGGAGAGATAAATTATGCGGGAAAATTTAAGGCAAGTATAAAAAGCAAAATACAGGTCAAAACAGAACAAGAAAGTATGCAGACAAAACAGAGTAACTCTAACAAAATAAAAAGGGTACAAAGTGAAATAAATCAAATTGATGGAAAAATAACACAACTAGTACAGGAATCATCAGAACATGAAGAAAAAATAACAAAACATGAGCAAGACATAGATACAATAAAAGATCAAGTATCAAGTGTTACAGATTATAAAAGAGAAGTAGAAGGAATTACAGAAATACACTTAGAAAATGCAAGCAAGGCACAAGTATTGATATTAAAAATTGAAGGAAATCAAAAGTATGAAAGCAATTTGTTTCCTTCCGACGAATTGTTTCCAAGTGATAATTTATATCCTAACCAGGAGGTGTTATAGATGATATATAAAATAATAATAGACAAGCAAAGTAGAACTAATCCTTCAGCAGATAGAAAGACATATTTAATTGATACAGATGAACTAAGAACAAATGGAAAAATAAGTGATAGTATAGAAATAGAAAAGGAAAATGCATATGTTATAAGACGATTACAATTATCAGAATATCATGTTTTAACACCGCTAAAAACTCCAATAAAGCAAAAACTAAATATACAAGTAGAACTTTTTGAAGGCGAAAATTATATATACCTAATTGATATGGTTGGAAATAAGATATATGCAGAATATATAATAAAAAATGACTTTAATGATATATTTGCTACAAAGGTTGAAATGAATAGTGCAATAAATCAATCAACACGAGGTATTGAATTAAGTGTAAATCAAAAATTTGAAAGCTATTCAACAACAGCAGAAATGAATGCGGCAATAAATGTAAAATCAGAAGAAATAACAAGCGAAGTAAATAAAAAAGTAGGTAAAACAGAAGTTGGAACATATATTCAACAAAATACAGAAGCGGTAAAGGTTGCATGGAACCAAATAAGTGAATTTATTCAAATGATGATATTAAATGGTAATGCAAGTCTGGCAATATTAGATAATAACAAAAAAGTTCTAATGTCATTAGATAAATCAGGACAACACTTCCATGAGAGTGGAACAAAGTTTGGAGAAATGGGAGTAAAAACGCAAGACGACAACAAATATATTGCATTTTCAGTAGACAGTGAGTATAATACCAAAATAAAAAATGGTATGGCTTGGGGAGTAGTAACAACAAGTGATGGAAAATTTTGGCCAATTTTATACATAAAAGATTTTGCTATGCCACCTAAAAATTCAGGAGGTTGCACAGGACAACTTGTATTAAGTGGATGTGATTTGGTTTTAGATTCATCAAATGCTGGAATAATTTCAAATGGTGTAAAAATACAAGCAGATGCTATGCCTGGTATATTTTTTAATGATGAGAAAACAAATTCGATGTTGTTTTATATTATGCCTGCAACTACTACTTCAAATGCATCAATGGGAATATTAGATAATATACAATTTTATAAAAATCAAGCTGGATCAGATTCATTTAAAATTGGAACAGGAAATTCATATGTATTAGTTACAGATGAGGGAGATTTATCAGCGTGTGGAGGAAATATATTTTTTGGTACAGAAAGTAACAAGGTAGATTTCATACTATTTCCAAATGTACTTGCCAATATCTATGGAGATTTAAGTGTAAGTGGAAATGTATATGCTAATAACATTTCATCAGATAGAAGAATAAAGAAAAATATAAAAAAATGTTCTCAGAGTGCTTTAGAAATAATAAAAAAGATTAAACATAAACAATTTGATAAAGAAGATGATGGAAAACATTATGATATAGGTTATATAGCACAAGAGATGGAAATGTTAGACCCTAATTTTGTAATTATACGTCCCCAAAAAGACAACATTGAGGAAAGGTATTATATTAACGAATTACCAATAATTGCTACAGCAACTAAAGCAATCCAAGAACAACAAGAAATGATAGAACAATTGCAGGAAAAAGATAAACAAAAAGATAAGGAAATAGATAAACTTATAAAAAGAATAGAAACTCTTGAAAAGGAGGCAAGAAATGGAAATAATTGAGTTTAAAGGAGCAACAAAAGTAAAGAATGCATATGTAGAAATAGAGGGAACGCAATATGAAGTGGTACCGGCAGAATATAGTGGAGAGACACCATTAACATCTTATAATATAAACAGAATGCAAGAAAATTTGCTTACACACATTTACCAACTAAAAATAACATCTAATATAAATGCAGGAGCAGAAGTAACATTACCTTGTTATTATCAAGTTGGACAAGAAGTAT